TTATTTTGCGTCTGAACGGTTGTCTAATGGGTTAAGGGCAACTGCGGCATCCAGATGATTAGGGGCAAAGTGAGCGTAACGCATAGTCATCATTATCGTGCTATGACCGAGTATCTGTTGAAGCACCAGAATGTTGCCACCCCGCATCATAAAATGGCTGGCGAAAGTGTGGCGCAACACATGTGTACGTTGTCCCTTCGGTAGCTCAATTCCGGCTCTGTTCAGAGCTGCTTTAAATGACTCGTAAGCAGGGGAGAAAAGCGCACCGCGCTTCTTAGGTAGGATTTTTTGTAACTGGTCGGAAATTGGTACTGTACGGTTCTTTTTGCTTTTGGTCTGAGTAAAAGTCAGACGGCCAGGCAAAACCTGTGATTGTTTTAAACTCTCCGCTTCGCTCCAGCGTGCGCCGGTCGCCAGGCAAATTCTCACGATGGTGCCGAGATCTGTGTTGGCCGATTGATCGCACGCCGCCAGCAGCCGGTCAATCTCTTCTTCATACAGAAAAGCCAGCTCCTGATCCCCTTCCTTGAACTGCCTGATCCCGGATAACGGGTTATCACCTTCCCATTCTCCCAGCCGCTTCATTTCCGAAAAAACCGCATGAAGGTAAGACTGCTCGCGGTTTACTGTCGCTTCACTAAGTTTCTTCTTTCCTTTCTGATTCCATTCACCGCTTAAGCGTCTTTCCCGGTATACTGCAAAAGTATTTTTATCAAAATGAGCAGCAAGCGGATCCCCTAGGCGCTCGCAGATGGCAAGTAATTTCACTTTGCGTTCCTCGCCAGAGGTCAGCGTTTTGCCATGCATCTCATACCAGCGCTCAATGAACGTGGAGAGTGTTACAGCATTATCGTTAACCGCCTGGCCGGATGCGTTATTCATGGTGCGGCGCTCAAATGAGAGCGCCTCGCCTTTAGTGGCAAACTGCTTGCGTATGCGCTTCCCATCACGGCCATAGGGGAAGCACTGGCAAAGCCATTTACCTGAAGGGAGTTTGCGGACTGTCATTGATCACTACCTACAATACGGATGAAAATGGATTAGTGCTTCCAACAACTGAAAGCACTGATTAAAATTTGAAGAGGGGTTATTACTCACTAATAAAAGTAATTATCTGGCCTGATTCAATATCAACATCAGCAGATATAGTTTGTTTGACGCGAGCAGCGTAAGCGTTAGTACCACTAAAAGTGGTTGAAACTATAGCGTGAGGAGTGCCTTTCATCAGAATCCGGTAAGTAGTTTTGATGTGCTTGTACGAATCCTCATCATTCATACTTTCTTTAATGGCTTTTTCCAGAGGTCGATAGGAACCATCCCAACCGCTAAATTGGGCAAAGAACGTGTCAAAGTTGGTACGAGTATCCAAAGATCTTGGATCTTTTTTATAATCGCCAGCGCACCAACCAAGTACCATGCCGATTTGTAAGTCATTGCTTTTGGTTGCACTGTACTCGCTGAGGCAATTATAAAAGCCGGTGAAAGCAGATTCTTTGAAATCCTCAGATACTAAATAACCAGAAACGATATCTTTTCGTTCTTTTTCTAATTTTTTCTGATATTCACCTAATGTCAACGTAGGATATTTGAATTTTTTTTCATCCTCTTCGGCCTGAGCGGCCAATATCTGCTCGGCTTTTAGTTCTTCTGCGGATTTTATCCTTGGATAAAAATGGTTCTTTACCCCAACAAGCAACACTAAAACAACGAAGAAGACCGCAGAGGATGTTTTTCTGTTGGACATGCCAACCCATGAAGGTTTTATAATCCCAATCCAGAAGGTCAGTACGACAAAATACATGATGATTTCAATTATTTTTTCCATCGTTAATCCTTAACGTTTAATATCAAAAAATAAGAGCACCTACAGTAAAACCTATAACAAAAATAAAGCCGAATTCTTTGGGGTGTGTCCGCAGTAGTTCAAAAATATTGAGTCGTTCTGACGTGGGTTTTTGAGGAAGCTGGTGTGTTTCTTGCGATTGTTGATCCAGCCAGGACAGAGCAAGCTGGAGTTGAGGGCGAGTTAAATCATTCAGCCTGCCTGTACCGAAGTTGATATGACAGTAGCGAATGAGTTTCTGCCTGATTTCACTATCTTGGCTGTTGCGCAGCAGGAGGCTTACCAGAGCTTTGCTGGTGTCTTTTTCTTTGCACCTATCCAGCATGGCCTGTAGAAAACTGACTGCCGTTCGATATTGATTAACGGTCATATCACCAATACTAGAAACACCAATTTCAGCGTGAACTTTCTGCCAGACAGTAAACGCTTCATCCTCTCCAGCTTCAGCAATCGCGCTCACAAGATTGTTTAGCTCTTTGCGTTGAGCCTTAACAAGAGGGCGCTTGTCTTCTTCCTTTTCTGGAAGTGAAACATTGATTGTGTGACGACCATCAAACTGATCTATTTGAATCTTATTTTCATTGAAATCGCGTCCTGCAACACGGTTTTGCTCACCAGTAGAATTAACCGTCATAAAGTACTTCCTTACTTCTTGTTTTCGTTGAAATCCCTGCCTGCGACACGGTTGCCTTGACCCGATATGTTTATTGAATTCGATGCAGTATTACCTGCTGTAAGTGCGGCGAGTGCAGCAGCTTTGATTGCAAGGGGGGCCTTCCTGAATAGGTTGAGTAGCTCTTGCTCGTCAATGTCAAGGGCCTCCGCAGACCTGACTCCTGTAACAATGAATTGAACGTCAGCTCCAAATTTTGCAATTGCAGATAGGTAGGCTACATCGGGATTGCGCTCACCTTTCTCATAGTTGAGCTGGGCTTGTTTTCTGACTCCGCCAATTTCGCCAAGCGCCGCTTGGCTTAGGCCTAAGCGTATGCGCTCCTCTTTAAGACGCTCTCCAGAACGCGAATGCATTTAAAAATCCTTGACAGGTACTCGATTGAGTACCAGAATGTGAATCACAGATACTTAGCAGATCACAATATACCACTATGACACAAGACGAGAACATCCAAAGGTCACGACTTCCAAAGGGGTTATTTTCTGGCAACCCTATCCCTATGCGGCTGACCACCGAAGAACGTGCGTTACTTGAGGCGTTAGCCACCAAAGAATGCCGTTCGATCTCTAGCATGGCGCGCATGATTTTTTTGCGTGGCATGGAAGTAGCTAACGCAGACTGATCGAGGTGTTTTTATGGAAAACATCACAATCAATTTAAACGTACTGGCTCCTTATCTTTCCCTTAAGGAGTACGCCAGAGTGACCGGAATACCCTTCGAGACATGCCGGGATATGGTGAAAGACGGGAGAATCATCATTCGTGTCAATACCGATCGAATTCTGACCCACCCTGCCAAAGTAAAACTGACCCACCCCCTTTGAATCATTCGAGCGTTGTTGCTTTCGTTTTCTTCTGGAGTTGACCGCTTTTCAGCTTATCTTTCAGTCGATAGCTTTGGCCGCTGATTTGGGCGATATGCGCATGGTGAAGCAGCCGATCCAGCATCGCTGCCGTCAGTGTCTCGTCATCACCAAACGTTCCGGACCACTGCGTAAACGGCAGGTTGCTGGTCAGGATCACGCTGCCTGACTCATACCGTTTAGCGACTACCTGGAAGAACAGGTTCGCCTCCATTTTACCGAACGGCAGATATCCCACTTCGTCGATGATCAACAGCTTAGGTTTACCTACGACGCGGTTCAGGTAGCCCTTCAGGTCACCCTGACGATGTGACGCCATCAGTTGCAGCATCATGTCGGCGGCGGTAATGAACCGAATGCTTAAACCCGCCATCGCGGCCTTATAGCCAATGGCGGTCGCCAGGTGCGTTTTGCCGACGCCAGAAGGCCCGAGCAGGACAACGTTCTCCTGACGTTCGATAAATGTCAGACCCGCCAACTCCTGGATCTGACTTCGTGGAACGCCACTGGCATAGGCGTAATCGAACTGCTCCAGTGTTTTTATCACCGGCAGGCCTGATAACCGCAAAATGGTCTGGCGACGCCGTTCGTTCTGGCCATCATGCTGGAGCTGCAAAACGGCTTCCAGGAAGTCGGCATGCGTGCCGCTGTTGTCGATGGTCGCCTGTGCCACACCCGGCCACTCTGCCGGCAGGCGGTCGAGCTTGAGTTGCTCGCAGAGCGCGGCAATACGATCATGTTGAAGGTTCATGCTGGCACCTCGAGCAAGGCCTGGTACGTTGCCAGAGGATGTTGCAGGCTCTCGGTCGGCACCGGACGCTGGCTGAGCGCTGGGACAGGTGCAGGCAATGCCAACGTGACCTTCGGTAACGGCAATAGCGCAGCACGCTCGCGCGGCATGCGCTGCTCAGGCGGTACGCCTGTGGTGCCATGCACTCGTGTGTTCGCGACGGTGACCAGCCACTCGCCGATGCGTGTGTTGGCAGCAGGTACATCCAGTACCAGCCCGGCCTGCCGGAAGGTCGCGGTAAGAGGCACGATAAAGCTGTTCTTGAGGTAATGGTTAAACCGCTCAACCTTACCCTTGGTCTTGGCGCGATAGGGTCGGCAGACCTTGGGAGTAAAGGCATACTTCTCGGCGACGTGCATCAACTGCGGGTTCCAGCGATGCTTACCGGGGCCGTAGACATCGCGCTCAATGATGATGGCCTTGGCGTTGTCGAACAGCAGCTGATGCGGCGTCCCGCCGAAGAACCTGAGCGCAGACTCAATGCCGTCACACCAGGCAGCGGAGTCCTGGTTGCTGTAAAACTTGACGAAAGTCGCGCGGCTCCAGCCCAGCGTGGCGACAAAGGCCAGCAATGGGTTATGACCGAGTCTGATGATGGTGAAATCAACTTGCATCTGAAAGCCAGGCTCGGTCTCGAAGCGTGTTACCTCTTCAGTGACGGGCTGCTTAATGGGGTGCAGGAAAGCGGTCAGCATGCTGTAACCACCCTCGTAACCACGCTGACGGATCTCGCGCAGCAGCACACTGGCGGGTATCCAGAGGGGCCTGGCAGCGGCCACGCGCTCAAGGATATAAGTCTTGAACGGGTCAAGCTTGCAGGGTCTGGGTGCGCGAGGCTTGTAGCGCATATCCGCTACGGGCAGCGGGCTACGAATATATCTGCGAACGGTCTCACGAGAGCATGAAAGCTGGCGCGCGATGGCGCGTATCGACATGCCCTGACGGTGTAAAACACTAATCTCCACTCTGGTCTCCAATGTCATCATTGGCAGTGCCTTAAAACTGCCATTTTTACCCTAGGTGGGTCAGATTTACATCGGCAGGTGGGCCAGTTTTACATCGGTAGCGACACATTCGGCCTAAGGAGCTTTCCGGCGCAAAGGTTGAAGTAAATATGGTCGCCATGCTTAAAGATGCGATTGCTAATAGCTGAAAGGACTATTAAATGAAAAAGCGCTATTCACAACATGGAGCTCATGCCGGAAGCATTCCGGGTTTGGTTCAGGTAAGTAAAAATGTTTATGTCTATTCCGGTTTCACTATCCGTAAATCGTCACGTAATGCTTTTAATCAAAGCAATTCATATCTGATAAATAAGCGGGACGATAGCGGTGGTATTGATAATTATTATGGACGCGACTTTGCCTTAGCTGAAGCAATGCGAACAATTGAAGGTTTAAGGAGTGGACGAAATTATGATGATTGAAATGATTGTCGGACTTTTTCTCTTTGCTGTTCTCATGTTGCATTTAATTCAGTTTTTAATCCGCCTTCATTGCAGGAAAGTGAAACAGAGAAGAATGATAGCGCTTGCTGAATATAAAACCCGACGCGAAGAAGTGGAACTAAAAGCCCGTAGGCAACTGTAGCAGGTGCACAATATGAATGATAATGCTCCATCACTTGCCAGCCTGTTAAAGCACGGTTGCCAAGTCACACACTTCAAAAATACTCGCGGCTGGCTGGAAACGCCGGACGGAAGATTTTTTAAGCCCGAACCGGCGAAGGTTCAATTTGTTAAGGGTAAAAATAAGCCGTTTGTTTATACCCAAAGAATAAATAAAGGCTTCCTGCTTAAACTGACTGGCTTATTTAAAAAGCTAATTAAGTAGTTTGGGTTTAAAAAAACGAACTTTGTTTTCTCCGCCTGTTTATTAAGTGGCGGCGGTTCAATTCATTCTTCTTTTGAGGAAGAGATTATGACCAGACGTGATCAATATAGCTTCATTCTGCACGTTCTTTTACCTGCTATCGAAAATGAAGGGTTAACAATTAAAACCCGCCGCGATGGTGAGTTAACCCTTTCAGCCAATGGATCAGTAACCACTAATTTTATTTGCAACCTGCGTCAGCACTGCATTGAAGAATTGCAGCGTCCTTATTTTCCTAACCCTTACGGAGTTTAATGCAATGAAACACGTAATGATTGATATTGAAGTTATGGATAATAAGCCGACTGCGGCGATTACGTCTATCGCTGCGGCAATCTTTGATCCTATGTCAGGCCAGCTCTCAGACAACCTAAAAAGCCTCGCAGCCAAAGGCGCTATGGGGGCAGCATTATGATCCGTTCCCTACTCAAATGGCCCGGTGGCAAAAGTCGCGTGATGCCTGAATTACTGCCGCATTTACCAAAGGCCGGTTGCCTCGTTGAGCCTTTTGTTGGCGGTGCTTCTGTTTTCCTCAATACCGATTATCGTCGCTATATCCTTGCGGATATCAACCCGGATCTGATCCGCCTTTATCGAGAGGTAAAAAGTAACCCTGAGTTGGTGATTGATCTGGCTCGCCCGCTCTTTGCTACCGGCAATTCTAAAGAGGAATACTTACAGAACCGCCGCATTTTCAACGGTACAAAAGGTTTGCTTGATGTGGCCCGTGCTGCCCTGTTTCTTTACCTCAACCGGCACGGCTACAACGGCGTGGTGCGTTACAACCAGAGCGGCGGTTATAACGTGCCGTTTGGTCAGCACAAAACCGCGCCTTACTTCCCCGAAGCGGAGATCCGGCAGTTTGCTGAGAAGGCCAACGACACCAAAGCTATTTTTCTGTGCAGCTCGTTTCAAAACACCCTCAAAGTGATGGTTGGAACGGATGAAGCCATCTACTGCGATCCGCCGTACCTGCCAGCCAGCGAAACCGCCAATTTCACCCAATACCACACCGAGCCATTCACTGAGAAGCACCACCGCCAGTTAGCGGCGGAGCTGCTGGAAGTTAACCGCAAATATGGCGCGCCGGTTGTCATTTCCAACAGTGACACCGAAACCACCCGAGAGATTTACCACCACTTCCGCCTGCATGAAATCGACGTGCAGCGCTCTGTTAGCACTGATGCCAGCAACCGCCAGAAGGCCAAAGAAGTGATTGGCGTGCTGCCTGTTTGCGATTGCTGCGGGCGTTATGGCGGCGGTTGCCCTGATTGTGGCACCGTGATGGGTGATGCCACTTACAACGCGATGGTTGCGGCGGGCACGTTTGACGTTCTGGGGGCGCTTTAATGAATCTTATAGACGCCTGGATCGTTGAAATAATAAGCGTGAATCGTGGCGAGATTATGCCGTATTGGTTGGTTGAGGCGAAAGTAACAGCTTATGGAAGGGAATCAATAACCACAATCCTGAAGAAATCAGAAGAGGAGGCCAAAGCCATTAAAATAGGGGATGTAGTTCAAATATGACCACGGCAACCCGTGGCCGTAACGCCCCTTCACCACCTCCGCCTTATCCGGGTAGCACTGACAATGCTACCCCTTACGCTTATGGGGGAAACAAATCATATCAGCCGATTGGCGTTGATGTAGCGCCGGGGCCGGATGGTTTCGACTATCTCACGCCTGACGGTACGCGGAAGCATATTGCGTTCAGTGAACTGGTAGCGGAAGACGAAAAGCCGGAGCGCAGCAAGTGGCTTCGCCGCCGCCTTGCTTCTCTTCCTCAGTATGTTCGCCGCTACTTTTCCACGAAGCTGGATGCGCTGGACGCGAAAGACCGCAAAGCGGCAGATCACTGGCTGGTTAATACCTTTGAGCGCCACGTATTAACTCGCATTGATAACGTAAACAGCATTTACCAGCCTGACAGCGTGATGCCCGGTATTCTGCTGCCTATCCGCGATCAGCTTTTCCGTATTCTCTGGGCGGGGAAAAAAGAGTTAAAAAGACTGGCTTATACGCTTGCCGATATCTTTACGAGCGAGTTTATACGCGAGTCCGATCATCAGTTGGCGCATACCGGTGATCCAGAGTTTGCGGCGCTTTCTGGCTATGGTCGAATTGCGTCGCTGGCTGTGCATCTGAAAACACCAATCCCAGGTTGGACAGCGTATTGCAATGAAGAACTTGAAGCGGAGGACGCGTTACGAGCAGTTCTCCGTCTTGAGTCACCGCAATGGTGGTTAAACCGGCTGCGCCGTATTCATGCCCGTTGGCGTGAGCATTTGATGATCGCAGCGGGATACGTCCAGAAAAAATCTTCCCCATACAGTAGCGCCCCGTGCCTTACGGAATGGCTGGCTCAGAAGAAGGCTAATCGTGAATACCTTAAGGCGATGGAACTGGAAGACCAGGACACGGGCGAGCGCATTTCACTGATCGACAAAGTTATGGGGAGCGTCGCCAATCCAGCAATTCGGCGCTGTGAGTTAATGACCAGGATGCGAGGGTTTGAAAATCTGGCGAAGCAGGAAGCGCTGGCCGGTGACTTCTACACGCTTACAGCACCTTCCCGTTATCACTCCATGCAGCATAACGGGCGACGAAATAATAAATACTGTGGCGCGTCGCCACGCGAGACGCAGAAATATCTTTGCAAGGTGTGGGAGAAAACGCGCTCGGCGTGGCTGAGGGCTGGTATTCGTAATTTTGGTTTCCGCGTAGTCGAGCCGCACCACGATGCCACGCCACACTGGCACTTGCTGTTATTTATGCGCCCGGAACACGTTGAACAGGCACGCGAAATATTCCGTAAATATGCTCTCGAAGTGGATGGTAATGAGGCAGGTGCTCAGGAAAATCGCTTCAGAGTCGTACCAATAGAAGAAGAACACGGCAGCGCTACAGGTTATATAGCGAAATACATCTCTAAAAATATCGATGGTTACGCCCTCGACGGTGAGACAGACGACGAAACCGGGGAAGACCTGAAAGAAATGTCGCGGCGTGTCAGTGCATGGGCTTCACGCTGGTCTATTCGCCAGTTCCAGCCTATAGGTGGTGCACCTGTCACTGTATACAGAGAACTGCGACGCTTGGGTAACCGTGAGCTGGTGTTACACCCTGAACTGGAAACCGCACGTCAGGCCGCTGATGCAGGCGAGTGGGATAACTATGTATTAGCCCAGGGTGGCCCCCTGGTTGAGCGTAAAAATCTGCGCATCCGCCTGAACTACGAAACCACCGAAAACGGAAACGCCTACGGTGATGACGTCCAGCGAATCACCGGCATTTACTGCCCGATAACAGGCAGTGACTCTTTGATCTTCACCCGCACCGCTCAATACAAAATCGTGCCGAAGCGCCAGAGCGCTGACCGTGTAGCCGTTGACGTTGGTTTTTCAGGCGGCAGCGCCGCCCCTCGGAGTTCTGTCAATAACTGTACGCGGGATCCCGCGGCAGGTGCTGACGGTGTTGAACATGCCGCCAGCGAAGCTGCAGGACAGTCGGAAATGACTGTGCCAGCTGAGGGCGTGACGGTGAATTTTGATGCGCTTTCACGGCAGGAAAAGAGAGAACTGGCGCAGCGGCTTAGTGACGATGTGCGGAGTAAGCGTAAAAAGCGGCCACCAGAACGAGAAGAAGTGGCTGGGCTATCTGTGAAAGAGCAGCAGATCAGTGAACTGCTGGCGCTGCGTGGGATTGATGCCAGCGCCGGAATGGTCAGATCGCTGATGGCCGGTGCGTCAGTGGCGTGCGGCGATCTTGTTATGACCGTGCAGGACGGGCGGTTGGTATCCCGCAGCCGTGCCGCATCGGAAAAAATGCCGTCGCAGGTGATGGCGGCGAAGAAAAAGACAAGCGACCTCGTGAGCAGGATGAAGGCTGCGTTTTCGGGGCGGAAGTAGGATGCCGATCGGCATGGTCGGCTTTGACAGTGTGGTACCGAAATACCGCGATGGCCGGAACGGTCAGCTTTGACGGTGTGGTACCGGATTCCGGCAAATACAGCCATTTCCGGCAGTGTTGGCCGTACATCGAGAACCGTCATTTTTAACAGTGCTGCAGGTGGTTAAAAATGACGGTGCCAGCTGAGGACGAAAGAGTATGAGCTATCTGGGAAGTAAGGCGGCGAGCGGGGTTTATCAGAAGATTATTGCTGAAATGCCCCCGCATGATACCTACATTGAAACGCACCTGGGCAGTGGCGCAGTAATGTTTCACAAGCCACTTGCAGCCAGGACGATTGGAATTGATGTCGATGAAAATGCTTTCATATTAACGCGGGAGCGCTGGTCTGATATGGGGCAAACTCCGCCCCGGTTGCATCTTTATCACGGTGATGCTGTAGGTTTTCTGGAAAAAGAAGACTTTACTCAACATGGCCGCGTGCTGGTTTATTCCGATCCCCCCTATCTGCCAGAAACGCGCACCAGTCGCGCCCGCTATCTTCATGAATATACCGTTTCCGATCATGAGCGCCTGTTAGCCTGCCTCATAAGCCTGCCGGAAAACGTCAACGTGATCCTGTCTGGCTATCCGTCGCGGCTCTATGACGAAACGTTAGCGGGCTGGCGCAGTAAGGAGTTTCAGGCCATGACACGCGGCGGCGTGCGAACAGAAAAAATCTGGATGAACTACCCGGAAGGGCGCGCGTATTCCCACGCGTTTGCCGGGAAAGATTACAACGATCGGCACCGTATTAAGCGCAAAGTTGAGCGCTGGCGCGCGAAATATGCCGCGCTTCCGCCTGCTGAAAGGCTGGCGATCATGGTGGCGCTCAATGAGGTTGACGCGGGCTAGTTTTGCCGCAAGGATAATTCGTTTCAGCGGGTGTTTTTTTGCGCTATCATTCCGGCAGTGGTTCACGATTATTGGCAGGAAAGGCAATTATGAGCAGTAAAAAAAATAAAATATCATCTATGGCCGCAGCGCTGGCGGTGGCTCTTGCCCCTGTTCCTGCCAGTAGCATTGTGCATCATGACTTATCAATCTCTCGGCACAGTACGTCTACGCTATCCCTCCAGGACGTAAAGGATTCTGTGGCATACCTTCCTATTGATGAGGCCACCAGTTATATGCTTAACCTGGCTGACAGGATGAAGACACACAGGGCAAACCTTCGCATCGAATGGGAAGAAAAGCAGATCCCTATTATTCTGAAAAATCAGAAAAAAGAGACTCAGGAAGGGTTTGAAAGCCTTTTCCGTCATATTGCGGTATGTGCAAGTTTTGTCGAGGCTGCAAGAGTTGCGCTGAAAAGCGTACCTGAAAGTAACGCGGAACTGAGAAAAGAGATTGTCGCTTTTGCTCGTTCCGCTGCGACGCTTCGCTATACGATTGAAGATATTTTATCCTTCATTGAAAGCACGCATGTGCCGAAGAAAACTTCAGATGCTGATCTGGGTGTTACCGCCGATCAGGTTCATGCACTTATCCGCAGTGAACATAAAAAGCTGGGCCTTGAAGATCCAACGTTCCATTAAGGCAGGGCCATGATTAAAGTCTCTGTCCACAATGATATAGAACTCCCCGCAGTTGCTCGTAAATATGCACATGCTTTGCAGTCATGGAAGAACGGCGGATCTTTACCCTCAGTCTTTGGCAACGAAGGGCAGTGGGAAGATAGCGGGCGTCTTCGTGATTCTTTTGTTTTTAAGATCCATATTCGTTTACCTGATGAGAAGCCGTGGCCTGCAAAATTACCTGCTGCCTCACGTAAATCAAACAGTTATCTTGTTTACTCCCGCCATTTCTTATATCCAGATAAGTATCAGCTAATCAGCATTATGACACCCAATGCGCATGAGTTAGCCCGTACATCCTACATGGCAGAAATTGAGCGCAGAGCAGAAGAGTTCCAGTCTTCTTTTTGAGTTTTGCGACGACTATCTATCAATCTCTCACTAATCTGAAAAGCTGCCTTTTGAAGGCAGCTTTTCTTTCTTCCTGGCCTTCTTTCTCTATTGCACAATAGTGCACAAATTTGCACAATTTTTTTGAAGCTATTTATACCCTCTCCGCCCTGTGTTGGCGCGGTCTGCCCCCGGATCGGCAAATGCACAAAAAACGAAGCAAATGTCGCGCGCAGGTGACGGGGGAACAGCCCACGCGACAGGGGGTAGGGAGGGGATGCCTTAAATTGCCATTCTTCAGCCTTTTTCGTCTTCTCAGTGCGTTTTCTCGCTTCTGGGGGTGAGCGGGGTCGATTTCAGTTTGCGCCTGTCAGAATGGCGCTCATGCGCTCTGAGTGAGGGGCGTTAAAGGTTGTGCTGAGTGGTACTCAGGTGGTGGCCGGTCATGCGAAGATTGAAAATTACTGAAGGAGAACCGCCGCAGGATGTGCGGCGGATGGGGCGGGTCACTCGTCTTTGAGCAGAGCGTAGGGATTAAAGCGGATCACTTCCTGACCGAGCCAGTCATTGACGCCCTTTATGGCTTCCATTACGGGCAGCATTTCGTTGATGGCGAAGACGCGCGCGGCCTTCTCAACATCACCGAGCGAGCCGTTGCCTTCAGGCATTGCACCCATCAGCTGCGGCGGGATGCGGTGAGCGTCGCGCAAATCGTTGCGCGTGGCTGATTTGATATTAAGAAACTCATCCTTTGCCGATATCTGGCTGAACGGCAACAGTTGCACGCCGTCTTTGCCGCCGCCAGGCGCGTGGATCAGTACGTTTTTGAAGGAGCCTTTCCCTCTGGCCTGTGACAGCGTCTTTTGCACCACCTTTATGCTTTCCTGATCCACCTTCTCCGAACCGACATAGAGAATACATCCGGCATGGGAGCCGTTGTCGTAATAGAGTTTGCGGAACTTATCGGCGGAATGTGACAGGCTGGCGGACAGAAGCGCCCCCATGTATTCCGGCATACCGTAGATTTCCTGATGAATATCCGGGTTCATGATGTGGCAGACCTCGCCCGCCTTGAACTCGTATTCATCTTTCCACTGCCGGATAAACCAGTAGGTATCAAGATCGCTTCCCCGTCGCGTGTTCAGCGCTGGGACATGCTTAAGTTTTAGCGGCGCTCCCAGGCGATTAGACCGACGCTCAAGATAGGCATTGCCGAAGACAAACCAGTCCAGCGCAAACGCAGAGAAGGCCTGACGTGACAGTAACGGGTGAGGGATATAGCACCCGGTCAGCACATTACGCTTGAAGTAAAGCGCCGACTGATGCAGCGGGGACTGTGCGAACGCACGGGTTAACCCTTTCCAGTCTATTGGCGTCTCGTAGTACCGGCCATTATCGACGCAGCACATGCTGTCCAGCAGATCATAGCCGTCTGTTACTGAATATGGCCCGTCAAACGTGAAGGCGCTGAGCGCCGGATCGCTTCTGAGCGCGTCAGAAATATCAGGCTGTCCGGCACCGCCACTGCTGGCAGTGTGATTGTTTTTGTAGGTGCGCTTCTTCATCAGAACTCCATAGCAAACCCGCCGCTGCCACTCTCCTGGCCCAGCGGTTCGTTAATAATGGCGAGCATATTCGACCAGGCTAAATCCCCGTGGCTGACGCCGCGCGAGCGGTCAGTGTCATAGGTGATGAATCCGCCCGGCGTCTTTACCTTGCGAACTGAGTTAAAGGCGTTGATCAGGGCGCGCTCGCTGCGGTCATATTCCCATCGCCCGGCGCGGATCAGCTGTAGCATTTTCAGCACCAGGGCGCGCTTTGACGTCATTGACATGGTGTAGGGCATTGCCATCGGGAAAAACTTCTTCACTATCTGGTAAACGGCTTCACCATTACCGCCCGTCACGTCGATGCCGACATGCTGAACGTTGTATTTGAAGGTGAAGTTTTCGATAACTTTCGCCTGCTCTTCAAATTCAAGGCCGCGCACCTGTTCCGTTTCCACCGTACGGAATTTACCGCCCGGCACCAGTGGCGGAACCACAACGCAAATCGCGCCGCTGTCACCGTTGCCGCTGCTGCCGTTGGCGTCATAGCCTATCCAGACCGGGCGATTACCCATCGGCCTGGACGCGAAAGGCTTCCAGTCCGGCCATTCGTCATAACCATCTGCCCCGCACCCAATCAGTGCGTTAAGGTTGAAGGCTGACTCACCATCGCGAACGAACTCGCACATGTACAGGTTGCGAAATTCATCCTCGCTGTTTTCATCCTGAATCTCTTCAAGGTCGGTATATTCCCAGCCGTGGTCTATCACATCCTTCAGGGTGACAATCTGACGCCAGGTTTTATCCGGGCATAACAGCCCACTGTTCAGCGTTTTCCAGCCCACATCAAACGCTTTGCGCTGTGCCTTCGGGCGTTTCTCATTCCAGCGATCGCCCGTCCAGAACGGGTAGGCCTCATGGGTCTCGCCTGACGGCGTGGAAAAGTAGGTACGCGTCAGCCCCTTCAGCGTTGCCATCGCACCTGCAACCTTTCGCAGGTTGGTGAAGTTGCTGACCCAGAAGAATTCGTCAAACTTCAGGTTGCCCGTATATGACTGTGCCGTTGCAGCGGACGTGCCGAGGAAATGCAGCTCTGCGCCGTTACTCAGTACGATTTTGTCACCGCCCTTAAGCTCAACGTCCACCTCTTCCGCCATCTTCTGAATGAATCCCCTGAACTGGTGCGCCTGACGGCGGGATGCAGACAGAAATATCTGGTTGCGCTGGTACGTGTATTTCACATCATCGCGCAGCGCATCAAGCAACGCCTCGCGTGCAAAGTACCAGGTTGCGCCAATCTGGCGGGACTTCAGTATCATGCGGTTTCGGTGGTGGCGTTGCTCATACCAGCCGCGTTGATGCCACGAAAGGGAATCAAGTATTTTCTCCCGCAGCGCGACGATCTGTTCTTCGGTGAAGTGGTTTTTCAGCTTGCGCCTGCGTGGCTTTTTGCCCGCGCCAGCCCCTGCCGGTTGTCCGTCAGACAGCTTTTTCAGTTGCCGGGTCAGCAGGTCAATCTCCTTGAAGTCTCCCCCGGTCTTGTCTTTCTTGTCCGTAAGCTGGATGAGGCGCGCATCCATCGACTGGCTGACGCGCTGGACGGGCGGTGTTTCATCCCATTCATCGCGTTTCTTCCAGGCGTAAATTGTGTTCTGATTAATCCCCATCAGGCGCGCGATCTCTGCTGGCGGGTAGCCCTGCCAGTAAAGTTGTTTTGCCCTCTGACGTACAAAAGCGTCCTGTATCATCTGCCCTCCACCGTTTATGGAGTGAAGATTACCCCGCGCGCGATCCCGCTATCGCCCCCTTTATGGTCTGGCCTTCCTCCGACAACAAAACCTCGTTGAGACAGCAAGTTACGCTCTGCCATCATGGCCGTACAGAAACCACTCAACAGGATTATCGACATGGCTAGCGCAGCTAAACCCGCCGTAAGAAATTCCGCGTTGCTGTCTCCGGTGCCACCGTTGACGGGCGTGAAATTCGCCCTGAGCACCTTCGTGATGCAGCAGCAAACTACAGCCCGGACGTGTACGGCGCACGCGTCAACGTGGAGCACTACCTTTCGCCGTTCCCCGGCAGTGATTTCGGCGCGATGGGTGATGTGACGGCACTGAGTGCTGAAGATATCAGCGAAGGCCCGCTCGCCGGGCGCACCGCGCTTTACGCCGAGATCCAACCTTCTGAGCGCATGAAGAAGCTGACGGAAGAAGGTAAGAAAATTTACTCCAGCATTGAACTGCATCCGCAGTTTGCGCTTAACGGCAAGGCGTATGTCATGGGGCTGGCGATGACCGATACCCCGGCCAGCCTCGGCACCGAGCGCCTGAAATTTGCCGCGCAACAGCGTCAGCAGGTTATGTCCTTCAACAATCAGCAGGGTGAAGCCCCGCTGTTCACCGATGCCATTGAGGCAGAAATCATCGAACTGGCCGAGCAGCGCAGCGATGAAGGTAAGCAGTGGTTCGGGCGCGTCATGGGGATTATCGGCAAAGGCCGTAAATCTGACGGTGAACAGTTCAGCCAGGTGCGTGATGCCGTGGAGAACGTCGCCCAGTCCCATGCCGATCTGCTGGACAGCTTCAACGACCTGAGCCGTGCCCGCGAGCAGGACAGCCAGGCCATCCAGAAGCTGACCTCCGATCTTGCCGCGCTGACCAGCAAGCTGGGAAGTACTGACGCCAATTTCAGCCAGCGGGAACCCGCCAGCGGTGGCGCTAACGCGCAACTGGCTGATTACTGATATTCACAAAGAGAGCAGAGAACATGGATAACAATACCCGCCAGCTATTTGATCAGTACATCGCCCGGCAGGCACAGCTCAACGGCGTATCAACCGCTGCTGTTGCTGCAAAATTTGCCGTAGATCCTACGCGCCAGCAGCGCCTTGAGCAGGCCGCGCAGCAGGATGATTCTTTCCTGAGCAAAATTAACGTGTTTGGCGTCAACCAGCAGATCGGACAGAAAGTCCTGATCGGCAGTAAAGGCCCGATGGCTGGCGTAAACAACAGCGTCACCAGTCGCCGCAACCCAGGCTCAAATCATTCAATGGAGCCGCTCGACTACATGTGCCGCAAGGTCAACTATGACTATGGCATCAGCTATGAACAGCTTGATGCGTGGGCGCACATGCCGGAGTTCCAGCCGCTGATCAGCAAGGCAATGGCCCGTCAGATGTCGCTCGATCGCATCATGATTGGCTTTAACGGCGTTAAGTACAGCGATCCGTCTGACCGCGCCGCTAACCCGCTGTTGCAGGATTGTGGCATTGGCTGGCTGGAAAAAATCCGTAAGGAAGCGCCGCACCGCGTCATTTCTAATGTGACGATCACCTCTCGCGATGAAGATAACAAGGTTGTAGCGAAAGGCACTTACGGCAACATTGGCGCTGCGGTGTACGACGCCAAAAACACCCTGATGGATGAGTGGCATAAGCGTAACCCGGATAACGTGGTGATTCTGGCGGGCGACCTGCTGACGACCAGCAATTTTTCAGCCATCAACGCGTTAAGCCAGACCAATCCGAATACCGAAATGCTGGCCGGTCAGTTGATTGTCGCGCAGGAGCGCGTAGGCAACATGCCGACCTTTATCGCGCCTTACTTCCCGGTGAATGGCGTGCTGATCACGCCATTCAAAAACCTGTCGGTGTACTACCAGCGCGGCGGTCTGCGCCGGACGATCAAAGAAGAGCCGGAATACAACCGTGTCGCAACGTATCAGTCTTCAAATGATGACTTCGTCATTGAAGACTACGGCAATGTTGCGTTCATTGACGGCATTCAGTTCGCCCAGGCCGAACCGGCAGGCGAGTGACAGAAGCGGCGGGGGAAATCCCCCGCCATGACGGGGAGAAGTGACGATGTTAACACCGGCACAACGACATTTTCAGAAGGTCATGGCAGAACGCCGGGGCCAGGCGGATGAAGAATCCGATATCCAGCGTACCGCGCATGAGCAAATTCTGCATCGCCTGCGTATGGACTTGTCCCGCCTCAGCGGCGTGCAGTCCGAAGAAACTAAAGCCGAAATGAAAAAATCAATGCTGCCTGAATATGAGGGGTGGATTGAAGGCACGCTCGACGGCGACAGCGGGCGGCAGGATGAAGTCATTACCCGGCTGATGGTCTGGGCGATTGACTGTCGTGACTATGCGCTTGCGTTGAGACTGGGGCGCTATGTAGTGCGCCACGGGCTGACGCTGCCGGATAATTTCAACCGCACGGCGGCAACATTCCTGACCGAAGAAATGAGCAAACCGGTGCTGACGCTTGCCGCAGCTGATGCCGACGCTGATTTATCGTCCGGTGTCGCCGTGCTTGACGAAGTGGCGGAAATTGTCGCCGACAGTGATATGCCGGATGTGGTGCGCGCCAAATTGTGCAAAGCCCGTGCGCTTGCCCGCCGTGGTGCGACTGATATCACGACCAAAGCCGAAGCGCTGGCGCTGTTCCGTGAGGCGCTGACGCGTAACCCCAACGCCGGAGTGAAAAAAGAGATTGCCACGCTTGCCCGTGAGGTTAAGAAGCTGTCTGCGGATGGCGGCACGGGTGAGGGCGACGCGGCCAGCACCGACAAAACTGACGGTACTGCTGAGCCTGTCCCTGAAAAGACCACCACCGCCAGCGCAGCAGGTAAAGCGACGGCGCGTAAAACCACGACCAGGGCGGCAACAGGCAAAGCGACAAAGCGCAAGCCTGCCAGCCAGAAAAAGAATTAACGACTTCGGCCCCGTCCGACAGGCGGCGCGGGTGGATATCTGCCCGTATACGGTCTTTTAACCACCCGCCCACCGCCTGATTTATGGGAGATAAGCGCATGAGCAGCCTTGTGGCAAATAAGCGCGTTTTGCCTGCCGACAGCGATACCCCCGATGTTGATGATGGTGATGCCACCGTCAGTGCCGGGGACTTCTGGCCGGTGATTAAGCTTGCCGATCTTCGTCTGGCCGCGCGCATCACAGGTGGTATCACCACGTCCAGGCTGATGCACGTCACCACGGAAGCGGTAGCCCATGTCACCGCGCAGTTGCTGGACTGGCGCGCCGGTCAGGTCAAAGCAGGTTTTCACGCGCTGGAAGATGTGCCTTCAGCTCTGCCATCAGGTGAGATGGAAAAGCTGATGATCAACGGTGAAAACGTGAAGGTCTACCGCTTCCGGCGTGCGGTTTATTCGATTGCCAGGGCGCTGGTACTTGAAGGTTATCGCGATGTTGATACCACGGCGAAAGGCGACAAAGACGCCGCTGCACTTGATCTGCAACGGGATGATCTCTGGCGGGATGCACGCTGGAGTATCTCTGATATTCGCGACACGCCGCGACTCTATGCGGAGCTTTGCTGATGAAAGTGAAGGCATTGCAGGGGGATACGGTGGATTTGCTTTGCTGGCGTCACTACGGCACCACGCAGGGCGTGACCGAAAAGGTGTTATCTGCCAATCCCGGACTGAGTCAGCAGGTTTTTCTTGATGCCGGTCAGGAGATTGAACTGCCGGAAATCGTGAGCAAAGCGCAGCGGGAGATGGTGCAGCTTTGGGATTGAGAGGTTGCCATGAGCGACGTACCTACGGGGATGCTGGAACAAACAATGAAATGGATTGCTACATATCTGCCGACGCTCTACGCGGCAGGTGCAGCGTTGAGCATATCGGCGCTGATGAGTCTGTATGACGGCCAGTCAATGCTGAAAACCGCCACCGGTTCACTGGTCTGCGGGATTGTCACGCTGGCGGTTGCCGGATCGCTTGAATATCTGGGCCTGCCATCCAATGCCGTCACCTTCGTGGGCGCGTCAATCGGATTCATGGGGGCTGACAAGGTACGCAACAAAGTGACCGGCTTTATTGAAACCCGTATCGGAGGGGCGAAAAGTGGAAATGAGTAAAAACGGACTGGCCCTGCTGAAAAGCTTTGAGGGCTGCGAGCTTACCGCCTATCAGGATGCGGTAGGTGTCTGGACTATCGGCTACGGCTGGACTCAGCCCGTCAACGGCGTGCCGGTCGGTAAGGGAATGACCATCACACAGGCAACCGCCGACAGCCTGTTGAGCAGCGGCGTGGTGCAGTATGAAAAAGGTGTGACAGGTCTGGTGAAGGTCGCTGTTAATCAAAACCAGTTTGATGCTCTCGTTGATTTTGCCTACAACCTGGGCGTTAACGCCCTGGCGGGGTCAACACTGCTGAAAAAACTTAATGCCGGGGATTTTGCGGGCGCAGCGGATGAGTTTCCGAAGTGGAACAAGGCAGGCGGCAGGGTTCTTAACGGTCTGGTTAGACGCCGTGCCGCTGAGCGCTCGCTGTTCCTGTCATGAGCTGGTTACTGTCCCGCTGGAAACCTGTGCTGATCGCGGTGCTCTGTGGTCTGGCTGTCTGGTGGTTCAGCCATCAGCGCTATACAGCCGGGTACAGAGACGCCAGCGCAGAGTGGGCGCTGAAATGGAAACAGCGTGATGCTGACGATGCTACAGCACTGGCTAAGCGGCAGGCAGAGGCCAGGGAAGAAGAACAACGCCGACAGGGTGAAGTTGATGAGATCAGAAAACAAGCCATCCAGCAGCTTGCTGGGGTCAAGGCTGATGCCGATCGTGCCCGTGCTGCTTCTCGTGGGCTGCACGACAAGGCCGATAAACTCGCCAGGCAACTGGCCGAACGTGAACGCGCCTGCGGTGCCGGTACTTCCGGCAGAAGCGAGACAGAAGCCAGCGGAGCCGTATTGCTCGCCGACCTGTTCCGCCGCGCTGACGAGCGAGCGGGAGATCTGGCAAGAGAGGCTGATGAGGCAAGAGCCAGAGGGCTGGCCTGTGAAGCCGCATACGATTCAATAGCGACTCCGCCTAAGAGGTAGCGCCATGTTAAAAGCTGATTCACTGCGCGAGACCCTTACGCGCGCTAACAAATGGTGCAGGGCCAATCCTGAAGCCTTCACCGTATTTGTGGAAGAAGGGAATATCGAGACGACCGGCGAAACGCCGTCGTTTATGTACCGCTATACCCTGGTGCTGTTTGTGATGAATTTTGCCGGTGATATTGATGATTTCACATTGCCGTTAATGGCATGGCTCTGGCACAACCAGCCCGATCTGCTGCTGAACCCGGAGAAGAACCGGGACATTAAATTTACGAGCCTTATCAACAACGACGATACTGCCGACATTCTGTTTGAAATGCCGCTGCGCGAGCGCGTGAAGGTCACTCTGGATGCAAACGGCATTCCGCGCGCGGAACATTTGCCGGAGCCTAAGCCGCGCATCCCGTCAGCGGACGGTGACTGGAGCGCCATCTTTGAGGATGTGACGTGGGAGGCTGACGCGCATGAGTAACGATCGCTTGCGTGAGCTGGATCAGGTCTTCAGCGACATACTGGCGGGCACCTCGCAAGCCGGACGTGTTCGCACCGCCCGTGCGGTTGGTCAGGCACTGCGAAAGAGCCAGCAACAGCGCATCAAAGCGCAGCAAAACCCGGAAGGTTCGCCATATCCTGCCCGCCGTCGCCGGGTGCTGCGTTCTCAGCAGGGTATTGTGTTTGTCTGGCAGGGTGAGATCCGCCGCCTGAAAAACTGGCACGGTGGCCGGGGAAAATACGGGCGAACCATTACCGGCTTTGACGAAGAGCGAAACGATATTCGCACGTTTTACCGCAGCGATATTGAGCGTTACATCGAGATCAATACGCGCTCAGTGCGCCGCAGCACTGCGAAGAAGGTGCCGATGTTTCAACGGCTGCGCAGTTATCGCTTTCTCAAAATGCGCGCTGATGCAGGCGGCACATCCGTGGGTTATGACGGCGTGGCCGCGCGCATTGCGCGTGTGCACCAGTACGGCCAGCGCGATCAGGTGGGGCCGGGTGCTTTTGCTAAATATCCGGTGCGTGAGCTGCTGGGCTTTACCGCTGGCGATGAACAGATGATTACGGAACAGGTGGTTAACAGCCTGGGGAGTGCAGCACGATGAGCGCTGAACTGATCCGCCTGCTGGAAAATATCCTCCGCGTCGGCGTTGTTATTGCCGTTGATGAAGAGAGCTGGCGCGTGCGCGTGCAAAGTGGCGAACTTCAGACCGACTGGCTGCGCTGGAACACCACGCGCGCCGGGGCATTCAGTATCTGGGTGCCGCCTTCAGTCGGTGAACAGGTCTGGCTGGGCTGTATCGGTGGCAATCCTGAAACGGCGGTCATTATCGGCAGTCTCTACAGCAGTGATTACCCTGCGCCGGGCAACAGCCTGAAAGAGATTGTGCTGACAGCGCCAGACGGTGCCTCTTTCCGCTATGACGCAGAAGCCAGCGCGCTGGAAGCGCAGGGCATGAAGACAGCACATATCAAAGCCTCTGCCAGCGTCACGCTTGAAACACCGATTGTAGAATGCACCGACCATCTGAAAGCGCGGACGTTCGAACTGTCGGAGGGCGGCACGATGAAGGGCAATGTTACCCATTCTGGCGGATCGCTTTCGTCTAACGGGGTGACGGTTCATTCGCACGTGCATGGTGGTGTGCAGGGTGGCAGCAGCAACACCGGGGGGCCGAAATGACAGTCCGCTATACCGGGATGAACCCGGACGCCACGGGCCAGCTTACCGATACCGATCAGCTGTGGAATTCAGTACGCGACATACTGACCACGCCGCTGGCAAGCCGGGTGATGCGGCGGGATTATGGCAGCATGATCCCCGATCTGCTGGATGAACCGCAAAACGAAGTGACGCGCCTGCAATGTATGAGTGCGGCGGTGATCGCCCTGACGATGTGGGAGCCGCGTATTGCCCTGAACGGCATCAATATCAGTTATTCAAAGGATGGCGCTGTCACCGCTGAACTGGTCGGCATTTTTACCGAAACCATGCAGACGGCAGGCAGTGCCCTGACGCTCAGGAGTGGCAGCAATGGCAACAGTTGATTTATCGCAGCTACCACAGCCGCAAATTATCGAAGTGCTGGACTTTGAAGTCATTCTCAGCGAGGTCAAAGCCGTCATGCTGGCGGCATTCCCGCAGGAACAGCAGGCTTCTGTTGCCGCCGCGCTGGAGCTGGAATCCGAACCGCTGAACGTGATCGCCCAGGTAGTTGCTTACCGTGAAATGATGCTTAGGCAGCGTATTAATGATGGCGCGGCGGCGTGCATGTTGAGCCATGCCGTATCGTCCGATCTTGATAATCTCGCGGGCAACCTGAATACCGAACGTCTGATCATCACCCCGGAGACGGCAACCACTGACGCGGTAACGGAAAGCGATACCGCACTGCGTTTGCGCGCGCAGGCTGCGTTTGAAGGGCTTAGCGTGGCGGGGCCAACTGGCGCATATGAATATTTTGCCAAAAGTGCCAGTGGCAAAGTAGCGGACGCCAAAGCGATCAGCCCGTCGCCTGCTGTGGTGGTGGTTTCTGTGCTGTCCACTGAAGGCGACGGCACCGCCAGTGCGGAACTGCTGGCGACGGTGGATAAAGCGCTGTCTGCTGACGATAAGCGCCCCGTTGCCGATCGTCTGACCGTTCAGGCAGCAGAGATAGTGAATTATCAGATCAATGCGCTGCTGTATTTCTACCCCGGCCCGGAGTCTGAACCGATCCATACCGCCGCACAGGACGCGCTTCAGTCCTGGCTGAATCAGCAGGGCAAGATTGGCCGTGACGTTGCCCGCTCAGCCATTATGGCGGCGCTGCATGTCCAGGGCGTGCAGAGGGTGGAGCTGCTGGAGCCTGACAGCGATATTGTGATCGCCGATACGCAGGCGGCGCGGTGTGAGTCCTTCACGATTGAGACCGGGGGCACCGATGAATAACAACATGCTGCCGCCTTCGGCCAGCGGTTTTATGCGCAATACAGAGAAGGCGACGGAGCGGCTTACCGATGTTCCTGTTGATCTGCGCAAGCTGTGGAACCCGGACGAATGCCCCGCTGATCTTCTGCCTTATCTCGCCTGGGCGTTGTCAGTTGACCGCTGGGATAAGAACTGGTCAGAACAGACCAAACGGCAGGTGATTAAAGCCTCCTGGCTGGTTCACCGTCAGAAAGGGACTATTTCCGCTTTGCGTCGCGTCGTTGAACCGTTCGGCTTTCTGCTGCGCGTGATCGAGTGGTGGCAGAGCGGTGAAGAGCCGGGAACATTCAAACTTGAAATCGGTATTCAGGAACAGGGGATTACGGAGGAAACCTATCTTGAGCTTGAGCGCCTTATTGACGATGCAAAGCCGAGAAGTCGTCACCTTACTGGCCTGTCACTTTCGCTTCAGTCACAGGGGGATATCGAAGTCGGGGCGGGATGTTATATCGGCGATACGCTGACCGTTTACCCTTATTTTCCTGAAACCATATCCGTGGGCGGTGGCGACTACACCGGCGCGGCAGTCCATTTAATTGATACCGTGGAGGTAGCATTTGGCGACTAAATATTTTGCCCTGTTAACCAATATCGGGGCGGCAAAACTGGCAAACGCCACGGCAATGGGTGCGCAGGTTGAGATCACCCAGATGGCCGTGGGTGATGGCAATGGTGCGTTGCCGACACCGAACCCGGCACAAACTGCGCTGACGCACGAGCTGCGCCGCGCGCAACTGAACATGCTGACTATCGACCCGGTAAACACCAACCAGATTATTGCGGAACAGGTTATACCGGAAGACGTGGGCGGATGGTGGATCCGTGAGATCGGCCTGTTTGATAAAGACGGCGATATGATTGCGGTTGCCAACTGCGCAGAGACCTATAAACCGCAGTTGCAGGAAGGAAGCGGACGAGTGCAGGTGATTCGCGTGATCCTTATCGTCAGCAGCACCGAGGTGGTAACGCTGAAAATCGATCCGTCTGTGGTGCTGGCAACCCGTAAGTATGTCGATGATGCGATTATTGAGGTAAAGGCATACGTCGATAAGGTAATGAAACAACACATTGAGACAGAGAATCCACATAACCAATATTTGCTGATTGAAAATGCACTCAAAGAAATGGCGGATAACGGACTCATAAACGACGTTCTCAAAAATCTTGGTTTGGGGGAAGGTTCGGCATTGCCGGTTGGCATACCGGTGCCGTGGCCCACATCAACCCCCCCAACAGGATGGCTAAAGTGCAACGGCGCAGCGTTCAGCGCTAAAGATTATCCTCAACTGGCAAAAGTTTATCCGGCGTTGAAATTGCTGGATTTACGCGGGGAATTTATCCGTGGCTGGGATGATGGGCGCGGCGTTGATTCCGGGCGAGGTATAGGGACTAATCAGAATGCAACGTCAATCCGAACAGCGGCACTTGATTATTACGGCAATGATGACAGCACCGCAGAAAATGGGGCCTTAGTAGGTACAGCTTTTAGTCAGGCTGACTCGGCCATTCTGACACAACCGGGTACAGCAAGAAGCCCAAATAATGGGGCGCTAGGGAGTATTTTACATGATAACTCAATGGTGTGTACGCAAAGCCAGGGCGGCAAATTAACAGACAGCGTTTGGATCACCAGCCGCCCTCGCAATATCGCACTTAATTACATCGTGAGGGCAGCGTAATGGCGAAGGCAAAATTAAGCAGCGAACATATAGCCACGGTGGCCGGTGATATCACAGTATTTAACTATGACGGCGAGACACGCGAATACCTTTCTTCGTCCGTGGAATATCTGGCAGTAGGCGTCGGTGTTCCCGCAAATGCCTGCACTGAAGCACCAGGAGAAGCTAAAGCCGGTTCGGCCATTTGCCGGACAGCAGATTTGACCGCATGGGAATATGTTGCTGATCATCGTGGTGAAACGGTATACAGCACTGTAACAGGTGAAGCGGTGATTATTTCTGCGCCAGGTGATTACCCAGAGGGCACCACCACACTGGCCCCATCAACGCCATACGATACGTGGAACGGAAGCGAGTGGGTGACGGATAACGAAGCGCAGCACGCGGCAGACGTGGAGGCAGCAGAACAACAGAAAGCCGCGTTACTTGCAGAGGCGCAAACGACGATAAGCCTGTGGCAGACCGAATTACAGTTAGGCATTATCAGTGATGAGGATAAAGCAAGCCTGATAGCCTGGATGAAATACATCAAAGCTGTGCAGGCGGTGGACACGTCGAAAGCGCCGGATATCACCTGGCCGGATAAGCCGGAATAAGTTTTCATTTCGGCACGTATGGCCGGTTCTAACCGTGCTGGCCATGTGTATCGAGTACAGTAATTTTCAACGGTGCTGCAGCACTGTCAGTTATGGCGGTGTGTTCCGGAAGGTGAAGCGGGCAAATGCCCGCTTTAGTTTTATGTGGATGCCGTCAGAACAGGCCAGACAGCGTACTACTGGCAGAGTTGTAGGCGGACGTGGCTTTATCTTTCAGCCCTGAAAGTAAATCGCCAACAGACGACGCTTGCAGGCGTTCGCGTAAATCTTCATCACAGCGCTGGAAGCTGATCGAAAACTCTATTTTTTTCGCCTTTCCGTAGCGGTCAAATTCCGTATGCGTGGCCTGTAGCCCGGTCAGCACGTACATCCCGTAAATCTGCCCTGCGCCGCTGATTAAAGGCCACGGACGCCCGGTGTATGCCTGCGTTGCCAGAACGGTAAGAGACACGTCGCCGCCCGTAATTTCAGGGTAAAGTACCCCATCAAGGTTGATCTGCGTTTCACCAGCGCCGATGTACTGCCATTTTGCCGATCGGTTGATGCGATCATTCTTCACATGTCGCCAGTTCAGTGTGTGCCGTAGCTGCTGGTAAGGCAGCGTCTTCAGTTCAAAAACGAACATCCCGTATATCATCATCATAATGTTGCCTCCCCTTAATCTCTGTCTTTGAAGCTGCTGCGATTGAGCCGCGCAAGGCGGGCCATTTCGGCATTCACTGCGTCGGCGGCAATCCGGCCAATTTCGCGCGCGTCCTGCCGGTCAACACCGTGAAGGTGTACGTGGATTTCCCCCGTAAAGCCGCCAGTGGCAACCGGTAAGTTGCTGGCGCTGCGGCTGACTGGCAGAAGTTCAGCTTGTTTAACGGGAATCGATGCCGCTACCACTGCGGGGCGTGCGCTTAATCCGTTGTTCCTGACTGTGCTGGCCAGCTGCGATTCCTTCCATTCCCCACGAACGGCCAGCGCACGAGGCAGGTTTTTAAACACGATATCGCCGGGGCCGATCTTCTTCGTGTTGTCGGCTGTCGTTTTGGTGTTGCTGTCGATACTCTGCAACCTGCGCATAGTGCCATTATCACCAGTCAACGGTGATGAGGGTTGCGGTGCGCCAGGCGGAACGTTTTTCACCTCGACTTTTTTCGGTGCAACTTTAGCGATATCGCCCTGAAGAAGGGCAACTTTATCCTGAAGAACGGCCATGCGTTGCGCGTCCTCGATCTTCTTCCTGGCTTTTTCAGCTTCATCAGGCAGAACGCCGAGCTTTTCAAGGATCCAGGCTAATGTATCCAGCAGCATTTTTGCGGGTGCCAGGACAAGCTGGAGCGCACCGCCCAGAACTTTGCCGAACACCTCACCGGCGCTGGCGCATTTGTCCAGCGTTTCCTTGCTGGACTCCATCGGGGAAAGAAGAGATTTGAACCAGTTAAAGACCTGGCTAACAGCGCGGCCTATCGCGTCAAATATGGGGCTGAACTGCGAGAAGGTCTCGCGCAATGGGGCCAGTCTTTCCATGATGCCGGTGAATACACCTGCAAAAAATGCTTTAAGAGGCTCCCAATACCGCCAGATAAGCACTCCGGCAGCAACAAACGCCGCCACTATCAGGCCAATCGGACTAAACAGCAGTGATAGCGCTGTACCCAGCATAGACACCGCAGTAGTGATCATGCTCCATATGGCCGGTAAACCTGTCAGGCGAAGGGCGAGCATTCCGAGATTTTTAGTCAGTGCTCCCAGCGTTGCGCCAGGTGCAAGAAATGCCCCCATAAGTGCGCCACGTATAGTGGGTATGATGGCTGAAACACCCCGCATTTTCCCTGCTAACGAGCCGAGAACTGGCCCCCATCCGCGCACGCTTGCCATTGCCGGGCCGGAAGCCGTGCCGAGTGTTCGTAGAGCGGCAACCGTTCCGGCTATGCCCCTGCCCCCTGTCAGCAGGGTAAAACCTAACTGGAGTTTAGCCAGCGGCCCCATCAGCAGTCCGATCGCCAGCGATGTGCCGCCTATGGCGGCGGTCAGTGCCAGAACGCTACCACCGACAACCAGCAGGGATTGGGCGAGCTTTGGATTTTCCTTCGCCCACTGCGTCATATTCCCCACTACGTCACTCAGTCCCTGGGTCAGGGCGCGAAGCTGATTATCGACGATATCGTTAATCTGAATACGGAAGCCTTCCCAGGCGCTGTCCAGATTTTTGAGATCGCCATCAAGGTTATCCGCCATTATTTTGGCGGCTTTCTGTGCCTCAACTTTGGCGTTTTTCAGTTCACCCAGCAGCTTCTGAAGTTCGCCGCTCCCGGCCGACATAACCAGAGCCTGGAATGACTTTGATGCCTCTTCACCGGCAATATCTTTGAAGAATGAGAGCTTATCGGTATCCCCGTACTTGCTGATCTTTTTATAGAGATCGGTTAGAACCACTTCAGCAGGGCGCATTTTCCCCGTTGCGTCAGCGACTTCTACGCCCAATTCTTTAAGCGCGGTTTTTGCCCTGCCGGTTGGCGCGGCAAGGCGTGAAAATGTGGCCTGCAAACCTGTACCGGCGATACTCCCGCGCAGACCCACGTTCGCCATTACGCCGATCATGGCTGTTGTCTGTTCAACACTGACGCCAAGATTGGAAAGACCTGTCCCGGCGTACTTCATTGCCTCACCGATATTTTGCAGATCGGTGTTGGTACGGGTGAACGCGCCCGTTAATACGTCGCTGACGCGATCCATTTCTTTGGGATCGAGACGGAATTGAGACAGGATGTTTGAGCTGATATCGGCACTTTCGCCTAAATCCACACCACCGGCCAGCGCCATATTGAGCACGCCGGGCAGTGCGGCCTGAATGGCCTGCGGAGTGAAACCGGCCATTGCAAGAAACGCCTGCCCGCTGGCGGCGTCAGTCGTGGTGAACTGCGTTTCAGCGCCCAGCTTTTTGGCCTGCTCACGAAGTGCGGAAAAGTCAACGGAGCTTTTATCTATGCGGGTCAGCGCCTGCACGCGGGACATTTCACGGTCAAACCCAACAGCCGGGGATAAGAAGCGTCCCGCTGCGTAACCGGCAGCAGTGGCTCCTGCAACAGCCATCGTGCCACCACCGCGAAGTTTACCCGCTGTTTGCTGCATCTGGTCATAGCGCGCCCGTGCCTGTGTGACAGCGGCAAGCTGTCGCCGTTCACGCTCCAGCGTCTGGTTGTACTGTTCGGTTCGACGTATCGCGCTCTGAATGGTGCGATCACTGCCGACCAGTGAAACGCCGTGGCTGCGCAGCGCCTGTGAGGCAGCACGCAGCTTAACCATTTCCTGCGTGCGTGCAGAGTTAAGGCGCTCCAGCTTTGCGGCCAGTGCTGCCATATGTGCTTTTTGCTTGTCTGTAAGCTGTGTACCTTCCCGCTGCGCCTGATTCAGCCCTTCCAGCGTCCGGCTGGCGTCGTCAATTTTGCGGGAGGTCTTTTGCACGCTGTCGCGCAGGCGGTTGAACGTGCGGGACTGGCTGTCCAGATCTTTAATGCTGGATTGCGTTTTTTTGAGGGATTCAGACAAACCGCCAGCACTCTGGCGGGCGGCATTGACCGGGCGGGTAAGTTTATCGATCGCGCTGAACGCGACACGGATATTAAGGCTTTTCACTGTCACTGGCTCCACTTCGGACAGCCGCCCGCTCACGCCAGGCTATGACTTCGCCCAGTTCCATCGTGAAGACTTCAGAGGGCGGCCAGTTGAAAACAACCGCGATATCAGCGACCAGATCGTCGATCAGGTCGAACCGCAGGAGTGTTACTGATTCTCCGTCTCCGCCCCGCTCGATGCTCCAGACCCCGCAGGCGTCAAAAAAGGGACGAGCGCTTCTGACAGGCTGACAAAATCGCGGGTATCCATTTCGTTGATTTCGGTCTGCTTGAGGCGTGGTGACGTGACTCGGGTCAGCAGTATCGCCACCGAATCCACATCCATATTCATCACGTTAACCAGCTTCAGCCCGCGCAGGGAGCCAGCTTGTTTGATCTCATCCGTGATCGTTACCTGAGTAATTTTCTCATCACCGCGAACAACGGGTTTTGCCAAAGTAATGGCGTTATCGTTTTTTTTGCTCATTGTTGAATACTACCGGCGGCAAGGGTGTGCCGCCACTTATCAGGTTAATCAGTTACCCATTCCCAGCGCAGACGTAATGCGGTCAGGGTAGATATTCTTGCCGTCTTTCTTGTAGATGAAGTTCAGCAGATCAAACTCAAACAACGGCTTATCGTCGATGGTCAGCCTGTAATAGGTGTTCTTCATCGTGTAGCTGACGGAGGTGTCTTCTCCCTGCTTGCTTTCACCGCCGTCCATTTCGGTGATGCGGCCGCGCAGTTCGACCTCAACCAGCAGGCTTTCACCATCGGTGTAATACTCACCGGCGAAGCGGAAGCGGGTCTCGTCTATATCGCCGCAGTAGTTCAGCAGAAGCGACTGAACCAGACCGCCAACCACCATAGTGGTATCCAGCGCGCCACTTTCCAGACCGAGATCCACAGCTGCGGATCCAATCATCCCGCCGCCCTGAAAATCTTCCGTCTTGCGTGTCAGCTTTGGCAGCGTCACGGAAGAGACTTTGCCGATGCAGTTGCTGCCGTTCACAAAGCAGGTGAACAGGCGCAGTTTGTGAGGGACCGCCATTTATGCACCTCCCAGCGAAGAGAACGCCGATTCAAAGTATTCATCAGTGAAGGTCTGGTACATCGTCAGATCCTCCATCGGCGGAACGGGCGTATATTTATAGCGAATGCGCACCTGACCCTGGCGAAGTCCGGTTGTCGGGTTATCCGGGATATCAAACCAGCATTCAGCGCCGATTAGCCGTCCCTGCGTCACCAGCGAGCTGAGTTTCCCACTGATACCGCTGACCACGTCCTTGACGTTCGCCGGGGTAAGCGGCTCGTCAATGGCCTCAAACTGCGCTTCCGCAATGCTGTCAGCCAGAATCTGGGCGGTACGGGTGTAAACCTCAAAGATGTAATCTTTGGTGTCCGTGGTACGGTTGCCCCAGAACCGGAAACCATTACGCTTGATGAGCGTCGTGATCTCCTTGTTGTTCAGTTCGTTCGCGTCGCTGTCTTCTGCCTGTAGCGACCAGAAAACATCCTGCGAAATACCCAGCACGTTCTTGACCGGCACGTTGGAAAGCGACTTATGCCAGCCCTGATTGTTGTCAATCAGCGCACGCAGGCCGCAGGCATACGCCGGGGCAGGGAAGGTTTCGTTCTCTCCGGTCTGCGGGTTGTAGGCAATAAAATCAGGCCAGATAAGCATAAGTTCGCGGTAAGCGAAGGTTGCACGATATGCGATGGCTTCTGTCATCGTCTTGCAGCCATAACAACTGGCATAAACGAACGCACGCAGATTCTGCGCAATGACGCACAGCGCGGAGGTCACTTCTTCCGTGTCGTAGTCTGGTGCGGCCAGAATGCGTGGACGATAACCAACCTTCTGCTCAGCCGTCAGAAACGCGTACATGCCGGTATAGCTGCCGTCTTCTGCCGTGCCGCCCATGATAAGCTGTGCCTGCGTTTTACCGCCTTCCTCGTTTGTAGCTGCTGCCACGCGCACAACGATCACCTTCGGGCTGGTCTGGTCAGCGATGGCTTTAAGCGTTTTGTACAGGGAGCCGGTTTTACCCGCCTTACCCAGCACGTTGTTAACCCGCGTCACTAACACGGGGGTATTCAGGGGAAAGGCTTCCGCATCGGCATCATCCGCCACGGCGACGACCCCAATGACATTTGATTTAATGTCATTGATAGCCGCCACAAGGTCGGTATTCTCCCGGATGCGGGCACCATGAAAGCGATCTTCCGCCATAGTTTCCACCATTACGTTATTGAGTTCGCAGTGATAATCCCCCATATTTGACCGCCGCTCACGCTATTGCGGGTCTGGCCGGACGGCGACAACAAAAACCGATTTGGTCTCTCCCGCGCGCGTGGGATCCTTCGTTGGAAGAAGGGGGAAAGCATGGTACTTACAGACCTGACCAAATCACTTAACGACGCCGTCAGCAGTTATAACGATTCACTTACCGAGGCGGTAAAAAGTCCGGGATTCAGTATTACGATGGGCGGTAAGGTGCTGACGCAGCTTGATGCTCGGATCATGTCGTTGTCACTGACGGACAACAGGGGCTTTGATGCCGATCAGCTATCTATTTCCATTGATGACAGTGACGGTATGGTTGCACTGCCGCAGCGCGGGGCTGAGCTTGCCGTATCATTTGGTTGGCTGAGTGAACCGCTGATTTACAAGGGGCTGTACACGGTTGACGAGGTTTCCCACGAAGGCCCGGCAGATACCATTGGCGTTACTGCCCGCAGCGCTGATTTTCGTGAAGAGTTTAACGTAAAGCGCGAAGTCTCATGGCATGACGTGACTGTTGAGCGCGTTGTGTCGGCCATTGCGCACCGTTACGGACTGAAGGCGCAGATCAGTGAAATGCTCATGGATATTGAGATTGATCACGCCGACCAGACGCAGGAAAGCGATATGTCGTTCCTTACCCGCATGGCGGAAATGCTAGGTGCAATTGCCACCGTCAAGAACGGCAGTCTGCTGTTTATCCTGCCGGGAGGTAGTGTGACCGCTGACGGGAAGGCGCTACCCTCTGCCAGCATTGACCGCACAAGCGGCGACCGGCACCGTTTTCGTATTGCCGATCGGGATGCGTATACCGGCGTTCGTGCTTACTGGCTGGATCTCAATTTTGGCAAAAAGAAAAAGGTCAGTGTTAAGCGCCGCAAGCCTGCAAAGCAAAAAAAAGAGAAGAGCAGCAGCCGCGAGGGCGATTACATGGACGGCGCAGACGGTAATGTCTATGTGCTGCGCAAAACCTACCAGAATGAAGAGGCGGCGAAACGTGCGGCGGCGGCAAAGTGGCAACAGCTTCAGCGCGGTGCAGCAGAGTTTTCGATCACCCTGGCGCGTGGCCGTGCTGAGCTTTATCCCGAAATGCACGTTACGGTCAGCGGTTTTAAGGATGAAATAGATAATCAGGACTGGATCATTGCGCGTGCTGAGCACGTCATAGACGACAGCGGTTTTACCACCAGGCTGGAGCTGGAAGCAAAAATACCTGACTGGATAGCGGAAACTGAATAAAATTAAATGGAGTTCAACTCCCACAGGGGAGCCATCATTATGTTCAGATGTCCATTTTGCGGCGCTATGGCCCGCACCCGTACCAGCCGTAAAATAACTGATATGACAATCCGGCAATATCACCAGTGTCAGAATCTGGAATGTAGCCGGTCATTCACCACACTTAACAGCGTAGAAAGGGAAGTAACAAAGCGCGCAGGTGTTGCACCGCTACCGCCTGACTTCATCCCTCGTGATGCCTTCCCGGCGTCTCACTATGGAAGGGATCAGTTAAATCTATTGCTCTGAAAGTGGCAGCATAATTCCAATCATCACCCGATATCACCGCATATCACCATAAATAAAAGCCTTATAAGTCACAACGTTATGATTTATAAGGCTCTGTGATAGTTTTTAAAATCCCTCGGCTGTATGGCTGTGCGGGTTCAAGTCCCGCCCCGGGCACCATATTAATTATCCAGTAAAAACAAAAAATTAAAAGTAATATCGTAACCGCCCAAGAGCGGTTTACTTGTGCCCGTCCGATTATTCAGCGTTTTTCAGAACAAACTTTCAGAACAATTTCTACTATCATTGACCGCAAACCACCAAAGCAAACTTAACCTTCCTGCCATATCGTGCTGTCCGCTCAACATTTAAATACCCTGACATTCCCTGCTTCTCATCAATCGTCCCTTCCGGGCCTGCGATGTCTTTGACCTTGAAATCGTGCAAGGTGAAGTCAAACGAGGGGTGAGGGTGGCGCAATTTCGCCTCTTCTTTAGCTTTTCTCCAGCGATTGTTAAAACCGTCACTGGCGTATTTGCCGCCTGAGACTTGATGGAGAAGCCCTCTGTCTCAAGACATTTTCTACTATGAATTTCAGGTTTTCACGAATGATAGGTTTGATAGCAGCACAACGACTTGCGCTGTCAGCGATCGCAGGCTACCGGCATCCGGCAAAGCGGTCCAGCACGGCCTGGCCGTAAGTAAATAGGGCCTTCAGGGGCAGGGAGTTAAATCGGGGAGCATGGATCAGATTAACCCTCAGCTTCAGCAGACGGCAGAAAGCAGGGCGGTGACAATACTTTTACGGATCACTATGGAGTAAGGATCAGAGAAAATATGCGGGCCGATGATATATATTAAGGCAGACGCCGGCAATTAAGGGGCAACTGATAGCGGGATTGCAATTTGCGACCGTCAGGCTGTGCTGGAGCAGGTACTGTGAGCGAGGTGTCCTGCGGGTACTCACCATCACAACGATAAAGGCACGCAGTATAACTGCTGGCGCACACGCAGCGCCCCTGATGGAAGCAGGGCTTCTGGCATCGACAGGCAGCATGGGTGGTTCATAGGGTAACGCAATGGCAGAGAGCATTAACAGGCTTTACAAGGCGGAGGCGATATGAGCGGGAAAGACCGTACTGAAGGACTGATACGGTGGACGGGTATAACAACAGATGGTTTTAGGAAGAAAGGGGTCATATCCCATCAGCAGAAGCAGAGCAGGTCTATTACGCTTCCATCGGACACAGAGAACTGTCAGCCTGAGTTTACAGACTTAACACTCTCCCGGTAAACCAGGACGGTTTACGCCATCATTTGTATCGTTTTCTGATATAAAAACAACGAACGAAAACTAATAATAGCACATCATATACTTTGCTCCTTTAGAATAGAGTTCCTAATGATTAGAATCATAACGAATTCCTCCTTCGCTTTATGCCGTGCATTTGGCGAGTTTGAAGTGAGTCACGATTACTCATCAGACAATAGACGCCGAAGCCTGCTTACATCGGAAATAAATTCCGGTCATGACGGTAATAACGGGTACGTCAAAAGAAATTATCTGATTCAGATGAGGCAGAGGTTCAATACATCAGGGAGTAGCGGTATATATAGAGAGAGAAAGCTGTTACCTTGCTACACGGCAATGAAAAAAGACAGGCTTCGGCAGAAATATTGGCGCTGGGGAGAAGGGCAGAAATCAGCGACTTTCTCTGGCTAAACGTCCTCATCAAAACGTCAATGATCTGGGGCAACGATGTGAATTCGACGCGCCTGTTCCAGTTAATAATTCACTACAAAATTATTAATATATTTCCGGAGAAGAAAAACACAGAGTCAAACAGGAAAATAAATCCAACGGCGACAAAATGTTGATCAACATGACTTCAGCGATACAGCAAAAATACGGGAATAGCGCTTGCTCTTAATTTAGTTCCTATGGGTATACCCACTGCTGCGCGTGAATATAGGTAATGCTCCCAACTTACTGATTTAGTGTATGATGGTGATTTTGAGGTGCTTGCGTGGCTTCCATTTCCATCAGATGTCCTTCCTGCTCCGCTACTGAAGGCGTGGTGCGTAACGGCAAAAGCACTGCCGGACATCAGCGCTATCTCTGCTCTCATTGCCGTAAAACATGGCAACTACAGTTCACTTACACCGCCTCTCAGCCCGGTACGCACCAGACAATCATTGATATGGCCATGAATGGCGTCGGATGTCGCGCCAGTGCACGCATTATGGGCATTGGCCTCAACACGGTTTTACGTCACTTAAAAAACTCAGGCCGCAGTCGGTAA